CCTGCTGCCCGTGTTGTTCCGCCAGCATTTTTAACCGCAACCTCAAGCCCCTGCACCTTTTTGGTCAGGTGCGCAATCTTGGCATTGGCGTCTAAGGTTTCAACCTTAAACCTGAGGACGGATTCAGCCACAAGCCACCCGGCGATAAGTCAATGTTACCGCCGTCTGTGCTTAGCGCGCTCCATCTCTTTTTCTTGCTCTTCGTTCTTCAACGAATAAAACGCAGCGAAATGAACAAGCTCCGCGTCGGTCAGTTCCGTGCGGAGCCTGCTTACTGTCATGCCTAGTTCGCAGGCCAAGAAGAACTCAAAATAAGTCCACTTGTCCTGCTTCAGTCGTTTTTTGCGTCGTCAATGTCGCCGCTGTCGTCTGCCAAGCCAAACAAGAACAGCTCAATGTCATTCAGCACAGACTCGGGCAGCTGACGCTGGAGCTTGTTTGCATCAGCAGCAGCGAAGGCCTTTGTGCCATCCTCAAGCTCTGCAATCTGACAGAGCATCTGCGTGCTGATGTCCAGTGCCTCTTCACTTCCAGCGAGGGCAGCAGCTTTTTTGCGATCGGCGCGGGTGATGGGCTTGAAGTAAAGATCGATGATCTTTTTGCCTTCCGCGTTCTTCAGTTCAAACTTACGACGCTGGTTGAGGTCAAACGCCCCAACCAGCAGATCAACGGTTCGATTTTGTGCAGGCATTTAGGCGACACTTTTGCCGCTTAAACTATAGCCTCATCACTCAAGGTTGCCGGTGATGGTACCGCTGGTGATGAAGTTGCAGGTCACGATGTCAATTTCACCAACAGTGGAAGTGATTTCCATGTCAGTGATGATTCCGGCAAAGCTCACAGAATCGGTGCCTGAAGTCGTGCCAGTTGTGAACAGTTCAAACGTGGCGTCTGCAGTGTCTGCAGTCGTCAGAACGTCTTCGAGGAAACCAGCTTGGCCGGTGGCGTCAGGGTCATAGACCAGCTCAACAGTGCCGGAACCGCTGATCATGCTGCCAACAAAGCTGCGGAAGGTGTCGCCATGCTTGGAGACATCCAGAGTTTCTTTGGTGGTTGAAAGGCTCCAGCTGCGGGTGCCAACGATTGTGGCGTTGCTTGAGCCAGCGGCGTCAAATTGGACTGCGCCTTGTTCTCCGCGAAGGACGGCCATGGTCAGAGTTCCTCGATAAATTCAAAGGTCACACGGACCTGTGTTTGGAAGTAACCCTCGGGACTTGGCGAAGCCAAAGCCTCTGGGCCAGAAGGAGCGTCGAAGTAGACCCCCGACACGATAACTCGATTATACAAATCCCGAATGCGTTTACCAATGACAAGGTTGGCTCCAGGGCCTACGCCTTTGGCGGAAAATATGTTCATCACGACAAGGCCGACAATCCGGTTTTGAGAGTCAGTTGTCAGGCCTTGGCCTAGATATTCGTTGGCCCCGAAAGTTGTCAGGCACTGCACCCATGAGCTGTTCGGCGTTGGCTCATACGCCATGTTGTGGAAGACAACAGGGATGGCCGGACTGTTAGCAAGCTCAGTGGCAAGCCTGCCTTCGATCGTGGCCCTGATGGAGTTGAGATCAGCAGCAGCCATGCGTTACCTGTTCGCAATCTTGTTGTACTCGCGCTTTACCCATGACTCAAGCTCTTTGGCGATGAGATCAGGAAAGCCGGGAACCGTGTTTTGCCGCGTCCTGTATTCGCCCTTCCAAGATGGCGGCAGGTTCGTTCCGTAGATCACCGGCTCAGCGTATTCAACGTTGTTGATTACTTCGCCTTTCGCAGGATCAGACTGCCAAGCGTTTCGCAGTCGGCCCCCACCTTTAGGCTCGCCTTCGTAGACAACGCGGACAGGCGTTTTTTCTTTTAAGCGCTTCTCGGCCTCAAGCGTCGTGGCCGCAACCAAGATCCGCAGGCTCTCGCGGTAGTAGTCACCGATTTGGTCTAGCGGGATCTCGCGTGCCATCGTTATGCCCTCAGGATCAGCTCATGAATGATCGCAGTACCGTCCTGCTCCGTTGTCTCCACACGGATGATCTGATGAACAACGCTGCTAATAACGACGCGATCCTTCGTCTCAGGCGCGGTGGCAAGGTCATCAGCGGCAACCGTTAGACGCTTGTCCCCAGCCTGCACTAGCTCGTTCACCTCGCGCAGGTTCACATCCTCAAGGATGCCGGGCACCGTGGTGTCATCCTCTGTTTCAGCGATAGTGCCGTCTGAAGTGTCATAAGCACCGGCAGTGACAATCCGCACGGTCACATCACCGCCGAACTGCTTCAGCACATTGCTTGCAACCCTCGCTAGCGAATCAGCAAGTGCCATCAGAGGCGATAGGCAAGGCAAGCACCGCTGGTCAGCGTGATGCTTGTAATGATTCCGCAGATGTAGGTGTCAGCCACAAAGGTCTCACCGGCAAGGGTGTTACCGGTTGCGTTCTGCACAGTGATCGCATCAATCACCGTGTCTTCCTTGAAATAAATTTTGCTGAACCTGCCGGTGTGAGCAGCAGTGTCAGAAACAAACTCGAAGCCGCCTGAGAGATCTGCGTACATGGTCAGCTCCGTTTGATAGCGATGTTGCCTGGTCCACTAATTCTAAGACCCGTCAAGTACCTTTCAAACATCGGCGGGACGTGATCAGCGCCAACAGCGCCGGACTTATCAGGCGTGACATCAAGGCTGCCGATCTTCACGTTCTTGAAGTCGTTCAGGCCGCTCAAGCTGATCCCGTCCGTGTTGTTCTTCAGGTAGACAGCAAGCTCAATCTGAGCCCGCTTGATCTGATCCGGGATCTCTTCGTCGGTGAAGTAATCCTCAGAGATACGAAACGGAAACCCGGTTGCGTAAGTGTTGACGTAGGTGTCTGGCTTGCGAACGCCCGTTCGAGGCCATTGCAGTGCCTGGGTATCTGTTGCCCTTGCCCCTAGAAATCGCTCGCGGTCTAGGCGCTGTGCTGCCGCAGCAAGAGCCCGATTGCGATTGTCATCAGTGCCGGTGTCCCACTTGCTGACATCCGTGCTGTTGATCATCGCCTCGACGAAGGCATCAGCTTCCGCCAGGGTTATGTAGCTGTTGGCGTCTGCTCCGCCCGCTGTTGCGTCGATTGTTACGGCCATCGGGCGTCACAGTAGAAGTCTTTTTGGTCGGCTTTTTAGGAGCGGAGGCCGCCGCTTGTGCAGCAGCCTCACGTTCCTTCATCCGCCTAAAGGCGAAAAGACCCATCAGGAGCTAGCGCCCTTCAGAGCCACGAAGCTCAGCACAATGGCTTCGCTGGCAGTAGAGCCAACGTTGGCCACGGTGATCGCGAACGAGCCGTCAGCAATGCTGTTGGCTTGGACGAGATAAGAGCCGGCAGTACCGGCAGAGCTGTGGTTGACCACCACCACGTCAGTGGCAGCAATCTTGTCGTTGTTGACCGTGAAAGTCACCTCAGCAGCGCCAGCAAGCTCAGCGCCGTTCATGGTGATCTGGCCGGACTCTGTGTTGAGAGTCACGGCAGTGGACTTGTTGGTGGCCTGGGTCACAGTGCCACCGCCGGTCGGGCCAATCAGAGAGCCCGCTGTTGCCTCAAAAATGGATGCCATGGTTAGTTACCTCCTCAGTCGAGTGCGCTGGTGGTGGTAATCCGCACGATGCCAATGTTGTTGGTTTCGTACACCTTGGTCCAGTTGCCCACGGTTTCCAGTTGTGCCCGCGTGGGGTTGGAAACGGAAGTGGAGAACGAAGAACCGATCGGGTGGTACACATAGTGCAGATCGATCGACATGGCATCGCTCTTAGCGAGGATGTCACGGTCGGTCTCGGTTTGGAGGCCGAGTTGCTGGCCAGATCCGATGGCGCCCTGCGTGAACATGTAGGAAACATATTCGGTGGTGGCACCAGAGCCAGCAGTCTGCACATCAGCAGACACGATCACGCGCATTCCCATGAAGGTGGGAATGGCAACGTCACCGAAAGCGTTAGCCAACGAACCTTGGGTTGCGCTGGAGTCAGGCTGACCGTTGTTGTCATACACAAAATCAAGTGCACGGCGCTCCTTCAGGTCGTAATAGACCTTGGGGTGAACGCAGATTGCAGCCAGCTTGTCGCCTTGATCGCCCAGCAGGGATTGACCTTCGACGATCTGGCGGGCAGTCAGTTGGGTGGGGGTGTCGCCAGACGCGCCATCAACAGCCAAGGCTGCGAAAGAAGCGGAGCTGGTGTCACCAACAGCGCCAAAGATGCCAGCCAGGCAGGACAGCAGATCCTTCTGACGCTGGTTGGCGATGTAATCAGCAATCTTGTTGCCGATAGCAGCCATCGGGTCAGAACCGGCAGCCAAAGCAGCCAAGTCGCGTGACTCGAAAGCACGACCACGGTGCAGAACGACGCCGACTTGCTTGTCAGCTTCGATCTTGCCGGGAGTCAGAGAAGAGCTATCCGTCAGACGCTCAAAGTCGCCTGACAGGTTTGCTTTATAGAAGGGGACCTGCACGTAGTCTCCCCCGTCTTCTGAGGCATTCAGTTCCGCCATCGGCTGAACCACACCGCTAGCCAAAAAGGCATCACGCTGAGTTGTCTGCTCAAGGATGTACGGCGTAAATACCTCAGGAATGATGATGTCAGAGCGAAGAGTCGCCATGACAAAACCTCCTTGAAATGATGTTTACGGTGTGGGCGTAACCCGATTGGCTCTGCGTAGCTTTGCCTTGCCCAACATATTAACGGTTAGCAGCAGCTTTCAACCTCTCGTACATATCCCGATCCGTGCGATAA